TTTTTGTTGTAATATAAGTAAAATTTTTCAAATTGTCAACTATTGTCTCCATCCACAATGGCCAGAAGAAGTTCCCCCGTTTACACCCGGATTTAACCCCGTTACACTGCTGCTTCCGCTATCAGTGGCATAGTAAAATTTCCAGCTGCCATTGTTTTGTGTGCCATCATAATTCCCTAACATATATTGCCAATCTTGCCCCATTGTAAAATTCTCTTCTCCACAGTTAGCATATGGTTTGGCTACGTTACCAATATTAGTATCGTTAGCGTTGCTCCATCTTCTCAAGTTATATCCTCCATTATATGATCCTTCATTACCAGCATAACCTTTCCCCACTTTTGAGCTAATACCTTTTTGTTGTGCGTGATTACCCCATTGAGTGGACGAACTTGCTGTGTCGTTTGAGAAATTAAATTTTATTCCTGCACTAGATGTCCAACCGTATCCAAAATTTTCATCAGAAAATGCTGCTCCGCCGTCACTACCATTGATTGTTGTTAATGCGAAGCCAGTAACTAAACTCTCATTTGATAAATTAAATTTTTCCATTGTGGTGGAACCACCTGAAAATAAATAAGCCATCTCGGTTTCTTTATGCATTGTACCTAGATCACTTCTAGATATTGCAATATTAAATTTAGATTGGTTGGTATATCTTGTATCAGTAACCATGTTAATCGCTGATGTAAATGTGCCATATACATCGCCAGCATATTTCATGCCACCATCACTGTTTACTGACCATACGAAAAAAATACTTTTGTTACACGCTCCTGATGTATAAGATGCAGGGTAGTCTAATAATTCACCGATATGTGTTGTTTGATCAATTAGATTTGTTGTTTTATGAACATTTTTCCATGGTGACCCATCTTTATAGCCTCCTGCCAAATATGAGTAATTAATTATTTGTCTATATCTAAATGTAGTTGGTTGTGTTTCTTGCGCTGCTATTCTTTCCCATCCGTCATCAATGTTAGAAACGCCCGTATATAACATCAAATAACTACTACCGCTAGTTGATGTTTCAAGATATAATGATCCTGAACGTGGGTTAGACGGTCTGCTTGCTCTAGGCCCTCTAGGAGGTCTATTAACAACCCTATCCGATCTTAAACTGCCACTAACTTCTAAATTCTCGTATATCATTTTTTATAATTATTTTAACCTCTCCAACCACAGTGTCCTGATGATGTACCACCATTAACACCTGGGGCTAATCCACTTACACTTGTTGTTCCAGTATCTGTTGCGTAGAAGAATTTCCAACTTGTATTATTCTGTGCACCGTCATAGTTACCTAACATATATTGATGGTCCTGTCCCATTGTAAAGTTTTCCTCCCCACAGTTAGGGTGTGGTTTAGCAACGTTACCAATATTGGTATCATTAGCGTTGCTCCATCTTCTTAGATTATAACCACCACTATACGAACCTTCGTTACCGGCATACCCCTTCCCTACTTTGGAACTAATGCCTTTTTGTTGTGAGTGTGCTCCCCACATACCAGTAGATGTGAATGTTTCGGATGCAAAGCTAAATTTAATTCCGGCAGCAGATGTCCAACCATATCCAAAATTTTCATCTGAAAAAGCAGAACCACCATCGCTACCATTGATTGTTGTTAAATTAAAACCTGTCATAATGGTTTCATTACTCAAATCAAATTTTTCAACAGTTGAGCTACCACCGGTAAACATATATGCAAACTCGGTTTCTTTGTGCATAGTACCTAAATCACTTCTTGCTGTGGTAATATTAAATCTAACACTATGTGCATAGTTGGTATCATTGGCCATATTAATTGCTGATGTTCTTGTACCATCTACAGTATCAGGGCCTTTAAATGCCCCATCGGTATTAACTGACCAAACAAAGAAAATATATCTACTACAAGCGCCAGATGTATATGAAGCTGGGTAATCTAATAATTCACCGATATGAGAAGTCTGATCTGTTGAATTAATTGTTTTGTGAACATTTTTCCATGGCGATGAATTTTTATAACCACCGGCGAGATATGAAACAGCAATAATTTGTCTAAATTTAAATCCAACGTTTGAATTAACTTGTGATGATACTCTAACCCAACCATTGTCACCATTATCTAAACCAGTATATACCATGAGAAAGCTACCACTACTAGCTTGTTCTAGATACAATGAGCCTGTCACTGGACTGGCTGGTCTGTTCGCTCTAGATCCTGCTGGTGGTTTTGCTACCCCTTGAGTTCTTAACGATCCACTAATTTCTATATTATCGTGACGCATATTTTATAAATACATTTTTTAATTTCTCCAACCACAATGTCCTGATGAAGTTCCACCATTAACACCTGGAGCTAATCCAGATGGATTTACAGTACCTGTATCAGTCGCATAGATAAATTTCCAACTGGTATTATTTTGTAAACCATCATAGTTTCCTAACATATACTGGTGATCTTGCCCCATTGTAAAGTTTTCTTCCCCACAGTTTCCATGCGGCTTTGCTACGTTACCAATATTGGTTTCATTAAATACGTTCCATCTTCTTAGGTTATATCCTCCGTTGTATGTTCCTTCATTACCCGCATATCCTTTACCCCATTTAGAGCTAATTCCTTTTTGTTGACCGCTAGCTCCCCATTGTTGGTTATTTGTGAATGTATCTGTAGCAAAAAATAATTTATTGCCACTTTCAGACCCGTAACCATAACCATAGTTCTCATCAGAAAACCCAGAACAACCTAATGAACTGGTAATAGATGTTTTTAATGTTAAGTATGGTTGCATATTTGGATAATATACACTGTACATAACTTCATTGGTTAAATTAAATTTTTCAACGGTTGCTACACCACCGCCAAATACCCAAGCAAATTCTGTTTCTTGAAACAAGGTACCTAGATCGTCTCTAGCGTTTGCTAAATCCCATTTGGATTGGTGGGCATACGCGGTTTCGTTTACCATATGGACACCTGTGGTCCAGGTCGAATGAATTTGTGTTGCGGATTTCCACGCACCATCTGTATTTGTTGACCAAACAAATAATATTGATTTACTACAAGCCCCAGATGTATACGATGCGGGATAGTCCATTAACTCACCTAAGTGAACAGTTTGATCTGTTGCATTGGTTGTTCTATGAACATTTTTCCACGGAGATGCGTCTTTGTAACCACCTGCCAAATATGAGTAGTTAATTATTTGTCTATATAAAAAGCCGATTCTATCTGTGTTTTGTGAACCAACAGGCTCCCAACCATCATCTCTATTTAGTACCCCCGTATATGTTGCAACAAAACTTCCACTGCTAGATTCTTCAAGATAAAGAGACCCTATTTCTGGATTAGCCGGTCTATTAGCTCTTGGTCCTCTAGGTATTATATATTGTCCGCTAACATCTAAAGAGCCACTAACAATTACATTTTCTCTTAACATACTTTAATATAAGATTTTTATCTCAAAACAACAACCCTTCCGGTTCTATTTGCTGCAAAAGTTATTGTCACTACGTTTGTATTTGTTGTTACAATTGAAGATGGCCAGAACATCTCATCGTTACTATCATATACCATAACCATAACATCTTTTGATCCTAGGTTATGTGTAACAGTTACCGATGATACATTACTAAATGATGTTGCATATGTTGAGTTACCAAAATCTTTAACAAGGTTACCACTTCTAGCATAAATTGCACCGCCGCTTGTTACATATGCAACAGTTGAGCCTGCAGATTGGAAATTAACCAAAGTAGCTTGTCCACCTCCGGATACGGTGTTAGAGTTAATATCAATTCTACCAGCTCTGATTTCCATGAAATCTTCTTGGTCGTTTTCAACTCTAATTGTTAGTTTTGCCCTCTCTGATGTACCGCCGCTATTATTTTCATAATAAATTTGAGCGCCATCAGAAGGGTAGTTGTTACCCGATCTAAAATCAATACCACAATAACCTGTGGCATCACTTGCAGAAGATGTTAAAACAATGTTAGCATTTGCAATACCATAGGTACTTCTTCCAGTTGCTACACCATTACCAACTGTTAAACCTCCAAATGTTGGCGTTGCTGTTGTTGTTACACTCTGGTTCATAGCAGCGGCATTCGCATATAATGTGGTATCCATAAGTCTACCTCCACCATTACTACTATCTATATAACCCTCAACAGTACCTGCAACATTTCTGAAGTAAATTGTTCCGTTGGTATCCAAATAAATTCCACCAGAACTCGTTCTTATGTGTAAATTGTTTGCAGCATCTCTTGGTCTAAACCATGCGGTTCCACCAACATCCTGTAAACCAAATGATGTTGTGTTTGGTGTGGTTAAGTTACCACCAAACGCTACTGTTTGACTTGAGTTAATTGTGATAGCGGCAACACCATTTGTTGCTAGGTACAAACTATTTGCACCTTCAGCATGTAATGTTAAACCACCAGCTAAATTTGAATAAACATAACCACCACTTGCTCTATATTGCCCAGACGCTGTAAAAGTACTACCTAATAAAGCAATACCCGCGCCATTTGTTGTTTGGTCATTACCCATACAAACATTTGAGTTTGATGATGCCGTGGTATTTCTAAATGTAGCACTTGTTGCACCACCATTAACTGTTAATCCACCAAATGTTGGTGACGCCCCTGTATGAATATTCTGTGGTAATGATAATGTCACACCTCCTGTTGATGCGCTAGCGGTAACTTGGTTTGCTGTACCTGTGATTGATGTTACACCAGAGTTTGTTACTGTAACTGATCCAGTTGTGGTATCAACACTTATTCCTGTTCCAGCATTTACAGCAGTAACTTTAGCTGCAGTATATGTTGTAGAAATAGATGATCCATTCCAAGTACCTGAAGTGATTGTTCCACCCGATACTGATAAACCATTAATACTACCTGAAAATGTTGCACCACCAAAATCTAATGTTAAGTAATCCTTATATGTCGAATCGTCTCTAAAAGCTCCAAACACAAATCTAGCACTTGTGCCGTTTAAACCATTTCTTACTAAACGAATATCTCCTAATACTCTACCACTACCAATAGACCCACCTGGATTAATTTGTAATGTTATGTTTGAATATTGACCAGCAGCGTTTGTTGTATCAGTGTTTTGCATAACAAAGAAACGACCTGCATCTGTTGGATCAGTATTTGCTGTAAATGTTTGTGTTGAACCGGTTTGAACTGTTAACACGCCTCTACTATCGCTTCCACCTATTTGTACTCTACCTGTAGAGGTTAGACCGGCAAATGTTGGTGTTGCAGCTGTATGAATATTTTGTGGTAATGAGAATGTTACAGCACCTGTACTTGCGCTCACATTAACTTGATTCGTTGTTCCGGCAACCGATGTTATTTTTGCATCAGTATATGCTGTTCCTATTGAAGTACCATTCCATACACCTGTTGTTACGGTACCCATATAAACAGTACCATCACCATAAATTCTAAATAAATGATCTGCTCCCCAATGACCTAATGATACATAGTTACTGTTTGATCCGGCGCCTGCCCAGTTATAACCAATATAACCAGAGTTTTTAGTACTACCAGCAGAACCAACAACTATAATGTTTGTTTGACCAGCAGTCATGTTTGCGCTAAATGCTTCTATCGAATGGTTAAATGTTGCTGCACTAGAGTTATTAACTTTTAATGTTGCGGCATTACCAGTACCTGTAGATCCAATAATTAATTGTCCGGTCATAGTGTCACCAGCCTTCTGTACAAATGATGATGTAAGTTGTGCTGAACCTGAAACCGTACCTGTTCCACTTAATATTGTTGCTGCAGTTATGGAACCGCCAAGTGATATACTATTACCCGCAATTGAAATAGAACTATTTGTAAGTGATGAGTTTCCAATATTGCTTAATGTATTGGAAGCACCGCTAATTGTTTTGTTTGTTAATGTTTGTGATGTTGTTCTTAGTACAACATCGTCTTCAGCACCTAATGGCCCTGCTATCCATTTATCATTTGTTGTGTCCCATAATAATGAGCCCGATGTAAGATTTGCTGCTGTTGCATCTCTAACAACAAGACCAGCATTTGTAGCCCCAGTACCATTCAATTGAATAATATTATCCGCAATATTAACTGTTGTTGAGTTTACAGTTGTTGTTGTTCCTGATACTGTAAAGTTACCTCTAACAGTTACGTCAGCGCCACTCAAACTAAATGCACTATTGAATGAGCTTGTAAATGTATTCAAACTACTTGTTGCGGTATTAATTGCACTAATAGCTGTATTGTTTGAACTAGTGTACGAATTTAGTGAACTTGTTGCAGTCTCAATTGCGTTTAATCTACTAGAAGCACTACTTGTAAAGCTATTTAAACTACTAGTTGCAGTATGAATAGCATTTATATTTGTTGTATTAGAACTTGTGTAGCTATTTAAAGATCCAGATGTTGATTCTAACGAATTTAATCTTCCAGCAGCACTGCTTGTAAATGTATTTAAACTTGCTGTAGTTGATTCAATAACACCTAATCTTGTATTAGTAGAAGATGTGTACGAGTTTAAACTACTTGTTGCGGTATGAATTGCATTAATGTTCGTTGTATTAGAACTTGTATATGAATTCAATGAACTTGTTGTAGATTCTAATGATGTTAATCTACTAGCTGCGCTACTTGTAAATGTATTCAAACTACTTGTTGCAGTATGAATAGCATTTATGTTAATGGTGTTAGAACTTGTATAAGAGTTTAGTGAGCTTGTTGTTGACTCAATTACCCCCAATCTTGTATTGGTACTTGATGTGTAAGAATTTAAAGAACTGGTTGCTGTTTCAATTACCCCCAATCTTGTATTGGTACTTGATGTATAAGAATTTAAACTACTAGTTGCTGTATGAATTGCATTTATATTTGTTGTGTTAGAACTTGTATAGGTATTTAAAGAACCTGTTGTTGTTTCTAACGATGCTAACCTACTATTCTGTGTTGTGTTAGTACTATTATTTGAACTTGTGTAACTATTAAAATCTGTTCTAATACTACTACTTGCACTTTCTAAAGAATTTAATCTACTATTAGCACTACTTGTAAATGTATTTAAAGAACTAGTGGCTGTTTCAATTACACCTAATCTTGTATTTGTACTTGAGGTGTATGAATTTAAAGAGCTTGTTGTCGACTCAATTGCATCTAATCTTGTATTTGTACTTGAGGTGTATGAATTTAAAGACGATGTAGATACTTCAACATTACCAATTCTAGTTACTGCGTTATTAAATTCTGTTTCTCTTACAATTCTTTGTTCTGAACCTAATTGACCGGCGATCCAATAATCGTTAACCGCATCCCATAATAAAGAACCTGAAATCTGACTAGGTGCAGTTGTATCTTTAACTCTTAAACCAGCAAATGTTGCACCTGTACCATTTAAATTAATTAAGTTATTATCAACATCAAGCGTTGTTGTATTTACGTTTGTTGTTGTACCCTTAACTAATAAGTTTCCTTTAACAGTTAAGTTAGAACCAGTCAATTCAATTGCCGATAATACTGAAGATGTAAAACTATTTAAACTTCCAGTTGCAATTTGAATTGCTGTTATATTTGGACTTGATATATTTTGGGTAACAACAAGTGTTCCAGTGATTTCAGTATTTGAATTAATTGATACTTTCGTTCCAGTGTCTGTGATATTACTATCACCTAGATGTTCATCATTTAATGATTTTATAATTCTGTTTACTGTTGGACTAGCTTCATTACCAACGTTATTAAACGTTTGTGGCCCCATCAAAATAATTGATGATGTTATTGAAGATTGATTTTGATGAATAAAAATCCATTGATTATTAACAGAATCAAATAACATTGAGCCAGAAACTTGTGGTGATGAGCCACTATCGATAACAGCCAATCCACCAAATCTTGTTGATGGATTCTGAGCGTTTACTGTGATTAAGTTTGTACCAATGTTTAATGTACTTTGTGAAACAAAGTTGATTGAAGATGATCCGCCGATTATTAAATTTTGTGAAACAAATAATGAACCGGTAATTGTTTGATTTCCTTGGAAGATGTTGCTACCGGTTGTTGCGTAACTACCGGTCTTTCCTTCTAATGAACTTAATCTACTGTCCTGCCCCGCATCTGTTGTTGCTAAAGAAGAACTAAATGTAGAATAACCAGTTGTACTTGCTAAACTTACTTGTGCGGAACCGGATATAACACCTTCAGCATTAAGTCTATTCTTAATTGTTGTGTTAATTGAATTTGTGAAAGAATTCAATGATGATGTTGCAGTTTCAATTGCATTTAATCTACCGTTAGTGCTACTTGTATAAGAATTCAAGGAACCAGTTGTAGATTCAATTACCCCTAATCTTGTATTGTTAGAAGACGTATATGAATTTAACGAAGCTGTAGTAGAGTTAAGGCTACTATTAATTGTATTTTGAGAACTAGTATATGTGTTCAGTGAGCTAGTAGCGGTTTCAATCGCAGCTAGTCTATTATTTTGAGTTGAAACTGTTGAATTATTTGAACTTGTGTAACTATTAAAATCGGTTCTAATAGATGAACTTGCAGATTCTAAACTATTAAGCCTACTTATAGCACTACTTGTAAATGTATTTAAAGAACTCGTACTCGTTTCGATCACACCTAATCTTGTGTTAGTAGAAGATGTATATGAATTTAAACTTGCGGTTGTACTTTCAATAACACCTAATCTCGTGTTGGTGCTTGATGTATATGAATTTAATGAACCTGTTGTTGATTCAATAACCCCTAATCTTGTATTGTTAGAAGACGTATATGAATTTAATGAACTTGTGGTAGATTCAATAACACCAAGTCTTGTGTTGTTACTTGAAGTATATGAATTTAATGAAGACGTAGTTGATTCAATTACACCTAGTCTCGTATTATTTGACGATGTATAAGTATTAAAATCGGTTCTAATAGATGAACTCGCAGATTCTAAGGAACTCATTCTACCGTTTGCGCTAGAAGTAAAATTATTTAAACTTCCTGTACTTGTTTCAATTATACCTAATCTTGTGTTAGTAGAAGATGTATATGAATTCAATGAAGATGTTGCTGTGTGAATAGCTGTTAAGCTATTATTTACACTGCTTGTAAATGTATTTAAAGATCCTGTTGTAGATTCAATTACACTTAATCTCGTATTATTTGATGAAGTATATGAATTTAACGAACTTGTTGAGGCTTCGATCGTGTTTAATCTATTGTTAGTAGAGGAAGTATATGAATTTAAACTTCCCGTAGAAGCTTCAATTGAGTTAAATCTACTATTTGCACTTGATGTAAATGTATTTAAACTTGATGTTGTGGATTCAATTACACCTAATCTTGTATTGTTACTAGCCGTATATAAATTCAAACTAGCAGTCGAGCCTTGAATGCTTATTGCTCTAGAATCTATTGATGTTGAAAAAGTATTATACTCATCAAACAAAATAATTCTTTCTTCGCTTCCTAATTTACCAGCCTTCCAATAATCAAGTGTACTATCCCATAATAATGAACCAGAAATTGTGCTTGCTCCTGTTGGGTCTTGCACAACTAATCCACCGTTATTTGTACCAGTACCATTTAATTGAATTATGTTGTCTCCAATATTAACTGTGGTTGAATCTATCTGTGTTGTTGTTCCTTTAACTAATAAGTTACCCTTAACAGTTAGATTTGATCCGGTAATTTCCACCGCACCCAATACTGAAGAACTAAATGTATTTAAACTACTTGTTGCAGTATGAATAGCATTTATATTAACTGTATTCGAACTGGTATAAGAATTAATACTACTGCTAGCACTTTCAAGAGAATTCAATCTACTATTTTGAGTACTATTTGTTGAGTCGTTTGAAGATGTATAAGTGTTAAAATCTGTTCTTATACTACCGCTAGCGGATTCTAATGATGTTAATCTATTATTTTGAGTACTATTTGTTGAGTCGTTTGAAGAAGTGTAGGTATTAAAATCTGTCCTGATGCTACTACTTGCACTTTCAAGAGAATTTAATCTGCTATTTGCACTACCAGTAAAGGTATTAAGCGAGGATGTGGTTAATTCTAACGAATTTACTTTTTCGTTAATACTACTTGTAAAGCCATATATACTACCACTAAATTGTTCAATTGAATTTGTAAAAACATTTAAAGAACCAGTTGATACTTCTAAAGCAGATACTCTACCATCATTTGATGAAGTATATGAATTGAATACTGTTTCATCTAGTTTACCAGTACCAATCGGTTGTCCATTTAATGAAATAGAACCCGTAATATTAACAGATCCGGTAACAGATAAAGATCCACTAACTATTTGTGAGCCTGTAAGTGAATTTGAACCAGTTGTAGCAATTCTAGCTGGATCAATATATACAATGTTTCTATCAGCTTCAAGATTTAATATGTCTGAAACAACAGATATACTATTACCCATACCAGGGTGCGCGGTACAGTAATAGTACAAGGTTGTAGGGGTGTTGTCGGTTACCTGAATTTGAATATAGTCTGGTGTTGATCCTATTGTTACGCCTGTAGAATAAATCGTACCTCCATTGTGTGAACCATCATTTGTAGTTGAGAACCTAAATGGATGTGCCCCTATATTTGGAAATAGAAATCTATATGTAAACCCTTTAACTAATGTTAGAGGTGGGTTTTTAACACCATCTATGTAATATTTTCCACCTAAATCAGTTACAGACACAGTAACCAAAGAATTGGTGCCGACATTTATATTATTAACCTTTAAATTACCTGTAATTTCGGTATTTGTGTTAATTAATAAGCCATTTGCTTGTGAAATAGATGCGGTTGCTGATCCTTGAGATATTTGACTTAAATTAAGCCCGGTTACCCCACTAGCGGGAATATTAGATAAGCCAGCCCCATTACCACTAAAAGATCCAGTAAATGAACCTGTGGAATAGGATGCTGTAAAGTTATTAAAGCTATTCGTGTGAGCATGGAAGCTTGATGTTAGGGTATATGCTGCGGCGTGTGATGCTGAAACAGCATTTTCTGCTGTACCAGAAATGGTAGCAAATAATGTACCTAAGACCGTTAAATCACCCGAAATCTGGCCGGAGCCTGAAACCGACAGGGAACCCGATATTTGTGGATCAAAAATATTCATCTAAATATTGTGTTATTTTATTTAGATAAATATCCCAACTAAGTTATTCAATACCACCAAATTTTAGATGATCGACTTCTTTTTTAAATCGATAAATTCATGCAAGTTGTGGAATATATATGGATCGGTACCAATCTTGGCAAATTCTTTTAAAAATTCAGCGTGTTCTGGGTGGTTTGTGTCCCATATTTTAATTTTTTCAAACTCTTGAATACTGTATGTTCCCCAGTTATTGATTCTACCAAAAAATATTCTAGCCTTTTCTTTCAATATTTTTTTCATAGTATCCGCAAATAGCCCCATTTCTTTATAATTCTGAGATTGTACAACAAATGAAACTTTTATCTTTCTTATGGAAGGTATCGTATATATAAATTCAAGATTGTTTAACAAATTTCCCCAATTCCCACCCAGTCTAGTGATATTTTCATATGTGTATTGTGTACCAGCATCTATACTTATTTCACAAGACTCTACATATTTGTGAATATTAGGCATACTTTCCCACATACCCTTATTCCATAAGCTAGCATTAGTATGTAAATGTATATTTTTTAATTTTGGGTATTTTCCTGGGGTGAAATTTCTAAGATAATTTCTATAAGATACCGAAGCGAATGGATCGGCGGTACCCGAGCAATATATAGTTTCTATAGAATCAGAATAAGCCTCCTCAAATTCATATATTTTTCTATCTATTTCTTTTATCTCTTCACTGCTTGCCACAATCATTTTAATTCTACAGGAAGGACATTTATAATTACAAGTCCTATCAAATGACATTTGGAATATCTTTGGGCCGTAATCAACATAACCAGATTTTAAATTTAATATTTTTTCAGATACGTCTTTTCGATGTTGTATTGGACCAATAAATCCACCATCAAATGTTAATAATTGAGATAAAAATGGACATTGGTGTTTATCACAAAATCTATATGATCCGTCTAATACAGATTCTCTAATTTCTACCGCCTCATTTGAATTCCATAAATCTTTTAATGGTACATCATTAGGTAATTCTTTTAATAGCCAACTAGCACAACACATAAAGTTTTTATTTCCATGTATTTCTAAAGCCTGGAAAGGAACTGTACATATATAGTTTTTTAAGCCAACCATTTAAATTAAACTTTTACTTTTTGTGGGTATTCTTACTATTTTATGTGGGGCATCTATCCATAATTTAATACATTTTTCGTATTTTCTTAATCCCAAATATTCGTTTAGTTGATTAATTTTTACAGTATCTTTTTTAATAAAAATATCTTCATACGTAAACAACGGAAATCCATTTTTAGAAATAGTATCAAGCACTTTTGCTTCGGCTTTTAAATCTTTTTCAAGTTTCTGGATATTTTTCTCATCTTCAACGGATAGTTCGTAGTATCTTGGTTTATGCCAATTTATGGGTATTTTAGAGTTGTTTGATAATTTTTCGTGAAAGATAATACTTTCGGCTTGCAGTCTTTTATTCTCTCTTTCCAGTAATATTATTTTGTCAAAAAACGTTTGAAGCCATTTTAAATAATCATCATAATTGTTAAACGATTCGTAAGGGTATCCATCATCATCTAAAAAAGTCTTTATAAGTATATTTTTTTTATCTATAATTTTATCTATATTTTTATGTTTATTCTCACTATCTGATGTTCTAAAATTAAATGGCTCGAACATAACATCAAATTTTTTATTTTCTGAAGTTAAACAACAATTTATATAATTAAATAGTGATGTAGAACCACTTCTAGCGTTACATAATATTGCGATCCTCATATTAATTTTTTTTCTTTGTCTAGTTTGTAATAATTAAAATCGGTATCGTTAATCCAAATATTAAGTGCGCATCTAAGTCCGTTAAACACTGGCATAACCCCATGGTATATTTTATTACCCTCAAATGTAACCCCCTCACCAATATTTAAATGAACTTTAACATCTGAATCTTTTATGTTAACACTTTTTCTAGATAAACAAAAATCGCCATCTTCATAACCATCCGAAAGAGATATTACAGTAGTATAATTGGAGGTTTTATCTAAATGTAGATCGAGATATCTTCCATCATAATATCTAGTTAAACTTATATTAACATTCTTTATGTTAAACTCACCATAATTAAACCAGAATTCAATTTTTTTTTCTAAATAAAGTTCCTTGATTTTATTTATTACCCTATTCTTAAAATTTTCATCATAAATTCTTCTACAATCCCAACTGTTTAATTCGTGCTTATAGTATGAAAATACTTCACCGTTTTGCATTGAAAAATCAATTAAATAATCACACTCGTCTTTATCAAAAAATTTATTTACTGAATATTTCATATAATATAAGAATTAGGTATAGATGCTTTTTCTAATAATCCGTTTTTTAAAATAAAACTATATAACTCATCAGCAATTAATTTATAACCATTTTTGTTTGGGTGTTTACCGGCCGTATTTTCTGTCCAATAATTTCCATCCTCCCAAACATCACTTCTTTTCGTGTCTATCAAAAAGTCTGCAAATGTTTTATCTTTAAATCCCCAATATCTATTTTTATCTATATGTCTTGTATTGTCAACTTCTTCTATAATATCACTACTTATCATTCCATCAAAAGCATCACAGAAAAGATATCTTATACCCATTCCTTTAAACATAAATTGAAGATATAGTATATAATTTTGATTTACTATGTCATAATACGTGTTAGTAAAAAGATCCGTAACATAAAAATCTCTAAAATTTTTCTCTATCCTATTGTATTCGAAGTTTGAATCACTATCTTTTTCAAACAAATACCTATATAAAAATCTTTTGTTTTTATATCTTTTACCCCATAAATTAAAATTATTATCTT